GCCGGCGGTCTGAATAATGGTGGCGTCAACGACGGCGGCGGATGCTTTCTCTACTTTTAAGCCTTTTTCGGTCAGTTGCGGTTATCAGTTTGAGCAATTCGGACAGGGTGTCGTCTTGCGCCAGCCATTGCGGTAGCGGCATAAGGTGCTGTAATCGGGGATGCTCAGTTCGTCAAAACAGCAAAACAGGTTGAAATCGATGCGGGTAATGAGGCTGTGTTCGAGTTCGGGATCGGAGAGGCTGTGCCATTGTCCGAGCAGGACGGCTTTGAACATGGACAACAGCGGGTAGGCGGGACGGCCGCGGTGGTCTCGGAGGTAACGGGTTCTTTGACGGTTCAGGTATTGTTCGATCGGCTGCCAATCAATTACCTGGTCCAACTTCAATAGCGGGAAACGGTCGATGTGTTTGGCAATCATGGCTTGGGCGGTTTGCCGGAAGAAGGTGCTCATGGAAAATCCCCTAAATGGCTTGGTGGGAATTTAGGGGATTTTGGGGAATTTTGCAAAGGTCTCGGCTTGACTTTTTTCGTAACAACGAATATAATACAACCATTCAGAAAGCACTTAGCCCCGAAAGGCGGCAACCAATCGGGGCAAGTTAAGTCTGAATGGAAAGGAGCAGCAAAATGAATTGGAAACTGTTTATATTGCTGATAATTTTTCTGATTGCAAACTGTTCGGGGATGTAATTAGAAAATAGCTTTTAAACAAAGGGGTGGCAGAACACAGCGCCCCTTCCGATTCAAACCTGCTGCCATTTTAACGCAATCCGATAAAAAATCAAGGAGCATACCTATGGAAGAAGACAAAATAGCCGAATCAAAAAAGAGATACGAAAAGGAAAAGCGGGCGCATCGCGGCGTTTCATTTAACCGCGATACCGAACAAGAGTTATTGGATTTTGTAGATAAAGTTAACTTTTCCCAATGGGTTAAGGAGAAAATCCGCGAAGAGATGCAAAAATAGCCCGACCGCCCCCAAGCCGCAAACTTGGCGGCTTTTTTTGCGGCTGTTGTTGCAAAAAATGCAACAACTGAAAACCGGCGGGCGCGATGCCTGCCCGTAGGGCGCGGCATTATTACCGTCCGGCGGTTTGGGCTCGGACTTCGCCCTCGTACTGCGCGGCTTCGATTTCGATTTTGCTTTTCAGCTTGACGGCGGTGGTGTAGCCGCCGCTGTCCAGGGTGTGGGCGGCTTCCGCGCCTACCCATTTTTCCGCGTCGATTTCGTCTTTGAAGCCTTGCAGGATGACGGGGCTTTCGGGGGCGATGTCGGGGCGGCCGGCGGCGAGTGTGATTTCAAACTCGAGCGCGCCTCGCTTGAGTTTTTTAAAGGAGGCGCGCGCGCCTGTGGCGGCGGTTTTGGGGCTTTGGTAGGTGTGGCGCAAGGTTTTGATTTTTTTGCCGCTTATATCGGCTTTTTTGGTTTCTTTGATTTCTTTTACCGTGGTTTTGTGGGTTTTGCCGTCTTTGCGCTTGGTTTTGTATCTGTATGTTTTGACTACGGTTTTTCTGATTGGGTCGTAATTGTCTTCGGTTATGACGATTTCGTGTTTTTTGTTGGTTTTGCGGTCAATGTAGTAGGCGCGCACGCCGTTGTAGCTTTCGGTGTCGGTCTGTTTGAAGCTGTAGCTGTCGCCGCTTTGGCGGACGATGCGGACGGTGGGAAGCGGCTTGCCGTCGGCGGTGGCTGCTTCACCGGCGGAAACGAACAGCAGGCGGCCGTGTTTGACGGTGGCGATTGCGTCGTACCGTTCTGCCAGGCGGCTTAAAAAGGCGGCGTTGGATTCGTTGCTTTGGTCGATGTGGGCGATTTTTTCGTTTTGCCAGGCTTTGCCGACGATGGGGATGTAGCCGTGTTCGGCGGCGATGGTTTCGATGATTTTTTTTAAATCGGTTTTGTGCCAGCTTCGTTCGCGGGCTTCGCTGAATTTGTCGGACACGTCCGCCGCGAGCGCGGTAAGGGTCAGGGTGTCGGGCGCGCCCGCCCATGAAAGCTCAGTTATTTTGTAACTGCCTTTGTCAACCAGCCCGGTCTCTTTGTAGCCGAGGAATAGGCGGATTTCGGCGGATATGGGCGGAAAGGCGAGGCGGCCGTCGTGGTCGGAAAGCGTAACGGTCAGCTCGTCGGCTTCAAAGCCGCTTTTGTCGGTCAGGTTAATGGAAATAATACGGCTTTGCGCGTCCGTGCCGAACGGCTTTCCGTCTATGGTCAGGCGGGCGGCGGGGGTCAGGCTGCCGCCGACGGCGATGGCGGACAAGCGGTTGTAAATCCCTGCCGCGCCGCTTTGGATGGTTTCGGCTGTTTTTAAAATATCCACTTCCGCCCCCCTGTCAGATACCGGCGAGGCGGCGGACGAGTCCGGCGGCGGCAAACAGGGCTTTGCCTTTCAAGCCCATCGGTTGGTCGGCGGCTTTTTGCAAGTCCATCGTGAAATTGATGGCGCGGGCTTTGCCGTCGTGCATTAATTGGGACTTGTCGGTTTTGATGGATGTAATGACATACGCGCCCATTACTTCGCCCGTCCCCCATATGAGGTTGTGAGGCTTGCCCGTTTCCGCCATTGCGTACAAGTCGGCCAAAGACGCGTCGCCGCCTGTGATTTCGGGGCGTAGTTCGGCGGAAATGGTCAGGGTGTCGGCTTCCGGGCCGGTGTATTGCGCGGGCGGTACGCCACCGCCGACGGCGTGGGTCGGATGCCGCCAGCCGCTTTGGCGGCTGACGCTTTGGAAGGGGACGGTTTTTGTGATAAACGGGAAAAATCCCAATATGGCGAGCATTTGTTTTCCTTGCACTCGTGCCGCCTGAAGCGGCGGCGGTTTCAATTTTGGTAAAACGCGAATCCGGTTATCTGTCTTTAAACGCGCTGCGGGCGCGGCGGGCGGCTTGGTCGGCGGTTTGTTTGAGTTGCCGCGCGATTTCGCGGGCGATTTCGGCGGGGCTGCCGCTGCCGCCGTTGACGGTTATGTTGACGGTCATTCCGGCGGTGGGGACGGATGCCGTCTGAAGCCTTGCGGGGGTGGTTCTCGGCGTTGCGGGCGCGGCGGCGGTGGCGGCGACAGGCAACAGTCCGCCCAATGCGTCAAGCCCGGCTTTGCGGATTTTGTCCAGCACCTGCCAGCCGCCGAAACGCGCCACGTCTTTTTGGTTAAAGACGACCTCGCCCTTATGCACAATGCCTGCCGCCTGATTCACGCCGCCCGCGCCGGTGTAGCCGCCCGTCGAAAATCCGCGCGGCGGAACGATTGGGGCTTTCGGGGCGGTTGTTTTTGGGGCGGCGGGTGTCGGGCTGCCGATGCCGGTGGTTTTTTTGATCCATTCCCACGCGCCGACGGCGGTGTTTTTTAGGCGGTCGAAGTTTGCTATCAGCGTGCCTATGGGGTTGACGGCGGCGGATATGGCGACGGCTATGGGGTTTTGCCCGCCGAATACTTTTTTAACCCACTCCCAGCCCGCAATTAGGGCGGATTTGACGCGCTCCCAGTGGGTAAACAGGGCGACGATTGCGCCGACAGGCCCTGTAAAGGCGTAAAGCAGGGGATTGGCGGCAAAGGTTTTTTTAATCCATTCCCAGCCTGTAATGAGGGCGGCTTTGACTTTGTCCCAATAAACGTACAGTCCGACCAATGCGGCAACGGCGAGGATTGCCCAGCCGAAGGGGTTGGTAGCCAAGAAAACCAGGGCTTTCGCACCGAACGCCGCCAACGAGCCGCCCAGCTTCAGCAGCGTTCCCGCCAAGCCCAACGCGCCGCCTGCGGCTTTGCCCATTCCGCCGAACAGGCTGAAAAAGGCGAATTTCGATAAGGCGATGGGGATGAGGAGGGCGGACAAGGCCGCGCCTATGCCGACGACTGCGGTCAGCAATACGCCGATGACGGCGGCGGTTTTCATGACGGCGGCGGCGGTTTTGGGGTTCTTCGCTGCCCAATCGCTCAATTTTTCGTTGATGCCGCCTATCCATTTGGTCAGCTCTTTTAATTGGGGGGCTATTGATTCGCCCATTTTGGCCAAAAAGTTGGTAAACGTGCCGCTTGCCGCGTCCCAAAGGTTGGTCAATGTTCCTAATTGGTCGTTGACGCGTTGGTTGAGGCTGGCTTGCGCCTGCATTTTTTGGGCGTATTCTTCGTAACCCTCTTTTCCTTTGCGAATCATGGTGGTCAATGCGCCTATTGTTTCGGCATCGTCGCCCCATACCTTGCCCAATACCTGTTTGAGCTGTACATCGGTCAGGTTTTTCAGCTTCGCCAGTTCGTCAAAGGCTTTGTCCAGCCCGGCAAAATTGCCTTTGCCGTCTGTAAAGTCCAGCGATACGCCCGTCAGCTTTTTGAGTTTCTCGAATTTGTCCACGCTCAACGAGCGGTCGAAGACTTTACGCAGGGCGTTACCCGCCTTTTCGCCCGTCATGCCCGACTGGTCGAGCATGGCAATCAGCGGCCCCATGGTCTTCATGGCTTCTTCTCCGCTGACTTTCATCAAATCCAGCGCGGGGGCGACGGTGGAAAACGCGCCTAAAATGTTACCGTCGTCCACGCCCAAATAGTAAAGCCGTTGGACTTGGTCCATGATGGCAACCATTTCCTTTTCGCTCCCGCGCGTCGCATCTTGCAGCTTGGCGGCCATTTCGGCGGCGGCTTCGGGGGATTTTTTAAGCTGCACCGACAAAAGCGCGGCGGCTTCGCCCGTACCGCCCAAAACCGCCTTGGCGGATATGCCCTGCCGCATGAGCATGGTCATGAGGTTTTTAAAATCGGCGGTCGTGCCGGGGAGCTTGTCGCCCAACCTTGTGGCAAGTTCGTCGATTCTTTGGTAATCCGCACCGACTTTGCCCGAGCTGTCCATCATTGCCGCGCGGAGGTCGGTGGAGGCGGTTTCGCTTTGGGCATAGGCGGCGACGGGGGCGGCCAAGACGTTGCGCGTGGTGTCGGCAATGCCGCGCGCGGTGTACATCATCGTCGCCGAGCGCGTCGCCGCATCGCCCAGCCGGGCTTTCAGTGCGGCCGCCTTGTTGCGGGCTTCCAATATTTTTTTTTGCTTTTCCAACGTGCCGTTGACTTTTTCCAGCTTGGTTTTTAAATCTTTTTGGCTGTCGGCCAGCTTGACGGTGGACGTTCCTGCGGCTTTCATTTCTTTCGCCAGCCGGGCGGCGGTCTTGGTTTGCCGCGCCTGCGTTTTCTCTAGGTTTTTCGCTTCGCTGGCGAGCTTGTTCATTTCCTGCGTCTGCTGCCTGGTCGCGCCGCCGCCCTTTTTCATTTCCGCCAACAGTTCTTTTTGGCGGGCGCGGTTTTCCGCCAGCTTTTTGGCGGTTTCGCCCAAGTTGTTGCGGTAGCCTTGCAGCCGCTTGGTGTCGTTGATGGCTTTGTTGAGGCGGATTTGTTCTTTTTCCGCTTTGGCGATGTCGCCGCCCAACACGGAGGCGGCTTTGCCGATGCGCTTAAATTCGGTGCTGGCTTTGTCGGCGGCTTTTAATATGATGCTGATGGTTTTGGATGTCATCGGTTTTTTCCGTGCGGGCGGCGGTTTCGGCAAAAATGCCGTCTGAAGGTTTCAGACGGCATTGTTTCAGGTGGCGGCGGCTTCCTGCCGGGCGCGGATGATTTCGGCCGCCTTTTCCGTCCAGCGGTTGAGGTCGTACAGGTTTAATCCGGCAAACCAGCCGATGCCGCCTTTAAAAGTGATTGCACACAAGGCGAGCGCGTCGTCTATGGGGTAGGCAGGCAGGGGGTCGCCGTCTGCCGCCGTCCAGATGTCAGGTGCTTCGTTTAAGAGGCGTGCGAAGGTGTCGGCGGCGTATCGGCATCTTGCGTATAACCCAAGCCCGCGAAGGCTTCCTGAATCTCGGCTCTCGCCGAAGGCGGCGCGGAAAAAAAATCAAGGGCGGCATTCAACGCCTGCGCGTCGGCCATATTCAAAACGCCGTATTGCGCCATGCCGATTTTCGGGGTGCTGATTTTGGCCAATACCTTTTGCACGGTTTCGGTGTGTTTGATTTTAATCAAATCCTGCCCCAGCCCCGCCATATCTTTGGCCAGCGGCTCGCGCAAGATGTAGGCTTTGCCGTCTGAAAGGGTTACGGTCAGGGTGTCGTCGGCGTTGATTTTGATTTGCGGTTCTTGCTTCATTTGTTTCTTTCTGTCGAAAAATTCGGCGGCGCGATGCCGCCTTTGTTTACAAACCCAATGCGGCGCGGAGTCCGGCGCGGATGTCTTTGCCGCCGATGATGAGGCGGTTGGCCATGAAGTCGGCTTCGATGATGGTTTTGCCGTCTAAGGTTTCTTTCCAATAGGTCAGGGCGAATTTGAAGGTTTGCTCGCCGCCTTCGCCTGCTTTGTCTTCGTTGCGCGTGGTTTCGATGATGCGGCCGCGCGCCTCGCCCACGAGGGTTTGGTAGGCTTCTTCGTCTTCTTTGTGCAGCGCGCCTTGGTAGCGCAAGAGATTGCCGTTGATTTTATGGCTGATTCCGGCGAAGAGTTCCGCGTCAAATCCCTTGCTTGTCAATTCAAGCTCTAATTTTTCCAAGCCGTGAACAATGGTAAATTCGCCCATACTGCCGCCGGGCGTGTAGTCTTCCGTTTTGAATTTGATGTCGGGGCGTTTGACACTCATCAACACGCCGTCTTTATTCAGGCCGTCGGTGAAGACGTTGAAGCCTTTTAAAATGCGGGGTAATTGCATTTATTCATCCTTTCGATGCAGGGCGTGTTGCCCGGCGTTTCTTTAAACGGTGGTCGGTTTGAGGTTGCTTGCGAACTCGATCACGCGGTCGGTCAGGTTCACAATGAAGCGGTCGGAAACGTACTGGTTCAGTTCGATGTTTTCCAACGGCGGCGCGACGGTAAATTCATAATCGAACGCAAACACGCCGTTGGATACGCGCGATTTTTCCACTTTGCGCGGGTCGATGAACACTTGCGCGCCCAGCAGCCAGCCTTGATAAACTTTTTCCGCCAGCTTGGCATTGATGCCGTTGATGATGTCGATCATCAAGGACGGGTGCATGGGCTTGTCCATTGCCCATAAGAAACTTTGGGCGATGGTTTCCTTGATGATGGACGCAACGCGGACGGTCGGCTCGAACGCCCAGACGGGGTCGGCGGAACAGGTGCGGTTGCCCCATACGCGGAAACCGTTCTCGCGGATGAGGGTGGTAATGTCGGCGTTGTTGATGGTGTTCGCTTCACTGTTGATGTCGAGCAAACCGAAGCTGCGCGGGTATTTCAGCGCGGACACGCCTTGGATTTCGGCGTTGGAAATGGATTTGTGCGGGCCGGCGGCGGTGTCCAGCATCGCGCGCGCGCCCAAGATGCGGCCGATGGTGGCGGCGGTTGCTGATTCGCCTTTTTGATAGGCTATAAATTCGTTGTCGATCAGCATCAAATTTTTCTGCCCGAAACCGGCGCGGTACTGCGTCAGGCTCGTGATGTCTTCCGCGCCGCCTGCCGAGGCGTACACGAAGCCGTCCAAGGCGTTGGCGGCGACGGCCAGCGCGGCGGTAACGTCCGCGTCGTCCAATTCGGGCGCGCCCAGGATTTTGGGCTTGAAGCCGGTATGCGCCTGCGCCTTGGCAAGCGTTTTGCAGGCTTCGATCACGGCGGTTTTCTGTTCCGCGTTTTGGGTGTCGCTTCTGCCGGATGCGGCGGTTTCGGCGCGGACGACGACGATTTGCGCGTCGCCTTGGTCGGTAATGGCAGTTAAGGTTTTGGCGAGCGTGCCTTTCGTGCCGGCTTTTTCCAAGAGGGACGCGGCAGAATTGCCATAAACCGGCTTTCCGGTCGGGAACGTTGCCGCGTCCGCGTCCTCGGCGGTGGCGACGATGCCGATGATGTTGGCGGCGATGTCGGAAATGGGGCGCGCGCCGCGTGTGAATTCTTTGGCGGTTACGCCGTGCATACGTTGTGCGGTCATTGGGGTTTTCCTTTGCTGTTTGGGGTTATTGTCAAAAGGCGGGGGCAGACGGGCAAGGGCTTTTATTTCTGATTGGGTTTTTCAGGCGCGTACCGCTTTTGCATTTCGCGGTAGTTGGCGATTTCTTGTTCCGCGCGGTTGAAAACGGCAAGGTCGGCGTTTTCGGACGCGCGGCGGCGGACGCGATCCCACGCTTCGATTTGGTTTTGGCAGAACTGATAAGGGTTCATTGCGTATCCCTTTCCCCGGCGGCGCGGCTTTGGTTGAACCGCGCGTCGTGCTGCCTGCCTTTCAGTTCGCTGATATACGCCTGCCGACAGTGTTGGCGGTCGAAAAACACGCCGTTGATCAGGGTGTATAAAACCTTCCAGCGGGTTTTGGGCTTTTGGGCGAGCCGCGCGCCGCGATAGGTGCGGCTTGAGAGGGTTTCGTCCGCCGCGCCGCCGGTTAGGGCGTTGAACAGTTGGTCGATGGCTACCAACAGGTGGTAAACGTATTTTTTCAGCCGATGTTTAGCGTCCATTCTTCGATTTCCTTTTCCAGCGCGTCCAATCCGGGCGCGGTTTCGATGGTGTTCAATTTGTCTTCGAGCTGCTGCCGCTTTCCGATAATCGCGCCGGCGGCAACGGCCAGGCGGGCGGATTTTTCGACAACTTTTTCAATCAAAACGTCCAATTCCACGCCCCTTGCGGCGGCGATTTGCGCCAGCATCGGGGTCGGGGCGTTGTTGTCCGCCTGCCGCGCGAGGGCTTCTTTTTCCTGCCTGTAAAAGCTGTCGATTTCCACTTGGGGATAGCCCGCCAAGAGGCTGTTTTTGAGTTCGTCCGCCTTTGCCGCGAGGCGGAATGCCGTGGCGGTTTTTTGTTCGGCGAAACGGGCGGCGGCAGCGGCTTCGCCGATTTCCCATTTCTTGCCGTCCCATTCGTGGTATTCGGACGGGCGCGGCGGGGTTAAAACGGGGCGGCCGTCGGAATCTGCGGCAATCTGCCCGCCCTGCGTCTGTCCTGCCAAAAGGGCGGCGTATTCTTCGGCGCGGACGGCAACCGCGCCTTCGGGGATGCTGCCCAATGTGTCGTCGTAAAAGCCGTTTTTGAAATAGATGGTCATTTCGGGGTTTCCTTTTTTGTATTTACATTTTGGTTTTTTGCCGCTTATAATGTAACGACAAAATACGCTGCAAGCTGCAATGAAGATTGAATTTGACTCCGAAAAAAATCAACGCAATATCGAAGAGCGGAATTTGCCCTTTGAATCAGTCGGGCAAATACGCTGGACAACGGCCGTTATTGTGCCCGATGTCTGCTTTGATTACCCCGAACCGCGTTATGTTGCCGCTGCTTATCTAGGCGATACGCAACGCCTGCACATTGTCTGTTTTACGCCGATAAAAGACGGCATCCGTGTCATCAGTTTTCGCAAAGCGAATAAAAGAGAGGTTAAAAAATATGCAACGTCAATCCTTAACAAACGCTGACGGCGAAGTGCGGGAACTTGCCGCCGAAGATTTTGCGCTTGCCCGCCCCATTGTCGAAGCCCTGCCCGAAGACTTGGCACAGGTGCTTTTTTCCCATCAAAAACAATTGGAAGAAAAGGGCGTAATGCAAAAACGAAACACAGGCAAAACCCCGAAACAACTCGTTACCATACGCCTGTCCGCCGATGTGGTCGAAAAATTCCGCGCCGGCGGCAAGGGCTGGCAGACGCGCATCAACGAGGTTTTGCGCCAATATGTCGCCCAATTGAAATAACGGGGGCGGCCGCTGCTTATCGGGCGCGCCCGACTATCCTTTCCCGCGCGGTTTCGGCCGTGCGGTTTTTTGTTGCCGGTGCCGTCCGAA